TAACAGTATGGTTGTCTAACATTGACCACGTGCAAATTCTTAACGTTACCACGATCTGTCGTGTTAAACATTGAATACATCATCGTTCCAACGATCGAAGACTTACCAGATCGATTGGGACCAAAAATTCCAATGATGCCATTCAAGGCTTCAAAGTTGATGTGATTACCTTCGCCATACATGTACGTGTTATCCCACTTGAGATCACGTAATGACCACTTAGTGTTTCTAACAACGTCATCTGATTGAAGAGCATGCTGCAAATAAGTGCCAACTTGTTCTTTGACAGACAACCATTCCTCTTCAGAAACGTTACTATTACGATAATAGTCTTTCAACAATCTTAGAAGAACGTCTGCGTTACGTAAATCTTCTTTGACAATTGTCGTTGTACCAGTAGAAATAACATCTCTATTGACCTGATGGTCTGTTTTGAATGTTACTTCCGTCGCCTGTAGTTCTGCTCTCAAAGAGGTTGTTAGTGCAACCACTTCTTTTTGAGTCAAAACATCTTTGGTACGAATCCTAAAACGAGCGCCAACAGAGTGTTTCCAGGCTTCTTTGACAGTTTTTTCAACTGTGCCTTGCCACTCAATGGTGATAAAAGGCTTAGGATTGGGCAATTCACGAAATTGAACGTCCCATTTTTCGTGACTATCAATATCCCACAGCAAATATCCATGGACTAAGTCTTCAGCGTAATTCTGCTGAATGGTGCTGCCAGGATATCCTATCCATGGTCGAGGAGTTCTGATTTTGATTTTCTTAGTCACTCAATGATCTCCGCGCCAGGATATTTGTGAAGTTCAGTTTCGTCAATGACTAATTCAGAATTACGTGCAGAAAGATATTGCATTTTGTGAATGTCGCCCAGAAAACAAAAATCAAACTTCTTGAAGTAATCTACGGTCATGCCTTCTTCAATCAACCAATCAGTCTCCGTTACAGCTCCCCAAACCGGGCCGTGAAAACAAGCAATATTGACCTTTCCCGGAACTGGTTGAACATTGTCCCAACCTTCTTCATCAAAGAGACTAAAGATGCACCAATTGTATCCCGGTGCAAACTCATAGACGCCGCTCTTTTTGTACAGATGAACCTTTGGATTTTTCAAGGCCTCAACAATGGGAGACACGGCATCTTGTCGAGAAAGATTGACAAGGTTACCATCATGGTTTCCCAAAGTTAAATGTACTTCTGCAGTTTCAGACAGGCAATCAAGCCACCATGTCATGAAATCGATGTATTCCGGAGAAATTCCTGACGTTTTGGTGTGAAAGATGTCCCCTCCCACAAAAATATGCTCAACTTTTTGTTTCTTGACGTCAACGGCAAGAGCTGTAAAAACTTCTTTGTATTCTTCGTGACGACTTAGACCACGAATGTGAATGTCTGCGATGTGAGCTATTTTAAGCATGCAATACCTTTACACAGTACTGCACCAAAAGAAGCTGTACAAGATCAAACAGATGTGAGCATCGATCTTCGATCTGCTCACAAAGCAACACGTGCAGCTCGATCTAACTTAGCAAGAAATGACTCTTCCCAAGCATAAGGTTTGGCCGCGGCGAGGGCCGAACGAAATTCACGTTTACTCATATCACCTGGATCTGATGGAACATCGACCAACACGACATCAATGTTGTACTCCATCAGCTTTTTAGCAATTCTAGGCGTCTTAGACAGTCTCATGTCAGCGTCGAGCGCCAATGCAATCGGAGTTCCATGGACTAAGATCGAACTAAACAAAGCTGACGCTTCATTGAGATCGCTTCCCAATAGTGGAACAACGTTATCTCCACACTTCATCATGTCAAAGCTTCCTTCGCAGATGACTAGTCTACGTTCCCAATCAACGTTCAATTCATTGAAAATGACATGAGATCGTTCGCCGACAGGCGTCTCGTATTTAGGTCTCTTAAATTTATCAACAGTTCTGCCGACGTAGTGATTGAGTTCTCCGTCCTTATTGAATGAAGGAACAATGACGCGGCGGCGCCACATCGGATCATCACTGCAACCTAGCTTGTAAAACCACACATCATCATCACTGATGTCTCTGCTGATTAGGTAGCGTCTAATTGCCAGCACATCAGGATCACGACCTTCATAGACCGCTAGCAACTTAAAGTCTTTAGGCAATTCAAGTTTCTTTGGTTCATTATCATCTGTGATCCACAGTTGAACACATCTACTTCCAGATGAGCCAAATGCACCTGGCATGAAACGACGATACTCGTTGAGTTGTTCCTGTGTTCCAAATTTTCGAATCAATGGCGCAAGAGTGAACGCCTTATAACCACACACCCAACAATGCACACGATCATCTTCGGTGTGAATCGCAAGCTTTTTCTTGCTAGGATCTCGGGGCGCACAGATGGGACAACGGACGTCAAAGTTTTTACAATTGCGTGCCATTCGACCCGATCCGAAGACAGATTCGTAGAATTTTACCTTATCTGTGAGCGTGATAGCCAAGTTGGCTAAACACTATTCCGAAGTTGCCTTCTTGGACTTCTTTGGCTTTTTCGCCTGAGGTTCAACTGGTCCGTTAACGGCCGCAGCTCTAGCAATGACGTAGGCATCACAAGCATCACGTGACCAATCGACCATTTTGCCGCTCTTCTTCACCGGCCACTGAACATGACTCAGATCGTTCGCGGCCATGTAAGCAAAAACTTGTTCTTTTTGTGGGCCGCCCAAAGCAGTTCGTTGTAACTTAATTCCGCATAGCTTACGAGCATGTGCAGAACCGATGTATTCAGGTTCACATTTAAAACGATTGCGAGCGAGATAACTCACAATGCCATTGAATCTCATTAACGTCGAGATCGTTTGGGCGCTCGACATTCCAGGTCGAAAACCCATCAATGGTTCTTCTAAAACCACTCTATGTACCGGTGGAACTCCTCGAGTCATCAAGTATATATCAGACTCAATTTGATTCAATGCTTGTTCAACTCGATCTGCTTTATCCCACAAAGTATTGCAGCCTTTGAATTCAATAGCTTCGAGCATCAAGATGTGACTACCTTTGGTGTCTGGGATTATGTCAGAATCCACGACACAAATCCCAGTACACGAAGTTGACACGTCCAGCCCAAGTATGATCGCCATCTCTTGATAATGGCTCTAGAATACCCACAGTAAAATTCTCTATAAAAGACCTAGGCCTTTCAATTCTACTTCTGTGATAACGCTAAAAGTGAAATCGTGGGCACGACACCACTCTTCTGCAGCCTTCAGCTTCTTCTGAACGCGAACCTGAGAGACTCGTTTTTTCGGCTTGATTTCTACCAATATGTCAAACTTGTCTTTCAATCGTACATGAAAATCAGGATAATACTTTCGCATCTTGCCAGTCTTCACGTTGCTAACATATGGAATGATGATAGTTTCATACGACCAAGAAGTAACTTCATCTGTCACATCTAAGTGTTTCATGTACACAAGTTCCCAACCTGATCTGTACTTGAAGACGAGACCAGACTTAGACGAAGTATATTCGCCTCGCTTGTAACCACGCTTTCTACGGCGTCGCTTTTTGACGACAGTCACAGTACCTTCATGATTTTCAAATCATCTCCAGTCAACGTGCGATACATTTGAACGCTATTCTGCATACACCATTCTCGAGCAGCAGATTCTTTCAACATGTTCTTTTGGCTTGTGATGAATTCTTTGGGTTTCACTTCCCACATTTCGCGGTGACCATCTTGAAAGGTGACGATGAAATCAGGTACGTACCAGCGTTTGTTGCTGTCATAGTAATATGCAATTCGAACACACTCATAATCCCATGACAAGACATCATCATTTACGTCGAGCCAATTCATCAAAGCGAATTCCCAACTAGAACGATAAAATCTTTCTTTGTTGTCACGAATCGATGTGTGATAACCTCTAATATTTCGTGTACCGTATGGACGAAATCTGCCTTCAATAATTGCTTGCGTTTTTTGCTCAGACATGATAGCACGGCTTGTTTCAGAATGATTTCTTCCAAACATGCCATTCTTCTCACCCACAGATGGATTTTCCGCCCTGCGTTGACGCATTCGAGCACGAGTTTCAACTGAATGAACTTTGCCCAACAATGGATGCACATATCCTGATTCATGTGAACGTTCTAGAGCTCGAGCCTTAATCTTTGCTGCTGATTCAAGCGTATGCATCATTACAGTATTTGCAACATACAGTTCAGGATGTTCTGATCGATATTGGTTTAAACACTTCATCGAGCAACATTTACCCCACTTTCGCTCATTTCCAATTCTGCGAAGTTTCATGATTTTCTTACAAGTGAGACATTGAAGTTCAACAACTTCAGCACCATGGCCACCTAAACCATCTGACGATCTAGATCCGTATACGCACTTATGAGAACATCGATGAACTTTTGCATCGAGTTGAACGTGTGAATATGGACGTTCATACGTTTCACTACAAACATCACATTTCAGAACACAGACACGAGGTGCACAACCGCGACCTTTTGGATTTTGTCGAGGCAAAATTTTGATCTCTAACAGCATGATCTACTGTATCAATCAATGTTCAACTTAGTATCGTCTAAAAATCATACTTCGTTTTAATCAAAACTTGATCGCCGGGCCTCTTTAGAAGAGGTTGCGCCAACGTTGTCTTCATGACCACGTTCATGTCTCTATCATGGAAATTGATGCCTGTGATGTACACAAACTCTCCCTCAGGATCATTTGGAAATCCAGTAGGAGGCAAAGCCTGATATGATGGATTACTAGACGAATTCAAATGATTGCTCAATGCTAATGCATCAATCTTCATGACATGAATGTTTTGTGTACCGCGGAAGCTAAGATCGTATCTTCGATCTCCGAAAAACATGACATGAGGATTTTTGATGACGATGATGCCTTCGTCATAGTAGATGTTACCGACGCTGTTCCACATCGATGCACTGGTCAATGAATCCGCTCGATAAACATTACCTCTAGCGTCATCAACCAATGTCATCTGAATTGCACCCGCCGAACCAGAAATGGTTGAATATTGCAGTCGCAAAGATCATGGTTTGGT